ACCAATAGGTGCTACAGGACCTATAGGTGCTACAGGATACACAGGCGCTACAGGCGCTACAGGATATACAGGTGCTACAGGTGCTACAGGTTCTACAGGACCTATAGGTGCTACAGGATACACAGGTGCTACAGGCGTGGGTGATTTTCTTCTTTTTCAAGTTCTCTCATAATAACAAAGGTATTCATATTTTATATGTCAACAGCAATTAAATTACCATTATCTGGTTCGGTAGATGGAAAAGGTATAAAAATTACAACGATTGCATCACCAGGAACCTTAATTCATACAGCAACTAGTGCAACATCAGGAATTTATGATGAAATATGGTTATGGGCATATAATGATGATGTCTATAACATAACTATATTCATAGAATGGGGTGATTCTGATTTAGCAAGAAAAATTACAATACCATTACAAACAGGTGTTATACCACTTATTCCCGGATTCATACTTAATAATAGTCAAGTAGTTAGAATTTATGCAACTAACTCAAATAAAATAAAAATAGATGGATTTGTCAATCGCATAACTAATTAATATGGCAAATTATTTAATTTATCCTAGAAGAAATAGATATGCCCATAATCCTGTAGGTGCACCTGAAGGTTATATTGCGACATTGGTTTATTTGGGAGGAGAAAATATTGTCCCCTTTTCGCCTGGAACAACTGGAAACAATTATTTCAGAGTATCATCACCAAGTTACTCACAAATAACAGAATCTCCTATACTATATACTACCGCTAATGCTAATACTACAATTGATATTTCATATAACTCCACTGTTGGATCGCCTACTGGCATTCAGGCGTATGCAAATTTAGGAAATGTTATTATAACTATAGATATATTGAATACTGTAATAACTAAAACAGCACACGGATTAGCTAATAATACACAAATATTTTTTACTACTACAGGTGCGCTTCCATCTCCACTCAAGATAGGATCATATACTACAGTTACACCGAATGCTAATACATATTATGTTATTACTTCTAATGCAAATACATTTGGAATAGCAACAAGTCCAGAAGGAGTTACATTAGGTACATTTGGTACTCAATCAGGAACACATTATGTATATTATAGAACAGTACCACCAACAATTTAAATGAGGATAAAATTATGACTGCACCATTTACATATCAAAGCGAATCTGATAAAGAAATACAACGCCGTAGACAATTAGGAATTCAATTGGGTATACCACATATGCCTGATCTTCATGTTGCTGTTAAGGTTGTTGATAAAGATGGAAAAGTATTGGAAGATAGATATGAACAAGGACATTCTTGGACAAGGAATGCATATAATATGTTTGCTACTGCTAGTATGTGTTCTAGTTCTGCTGCTGCTACAATATCAGATGGTCACAACACAAATTTTAGAAAAGGAATTTTAGCTTTAAAAAATACTAATGGAACCGAAGTTATAGATACTTCTGGTAATGGTCCTATATGGTATATGAACGCTTTTAGTACGCCATGTGGCTATAGTGAAACAGCATCAAATGTTAATAATTTTGGTATATTAATAGGAACTTCTTCTGAACCCTTTCATCCCGAAGATTTTAATTTGCATGGACTAATTTATAGTGGAAGTGGTTCAGGACAACTTTTATATCAACCTATGTCAAGGGCAGCTAGTCAACCTGTATATAATGCAAGTACACAAACATGGTCATGTACTATGACTAGAGTTTGGAATAATAATTCTAGTGGTACAATACTTGTAAATGAAGTTGGATTGGTATGTGCTTCAGGTGTAAATACTTATTATTTTATGACTTCACGTGATGTTATATCAACAATTATTGTTCCAGTTGGTGCACAATTAACAATTTCAGTTATAATTACATCAATGGCATTTACCACATGGGAATCTACATTTAATACATCAACAAGTATTGCTTTAGGAACGCAGATATATGGTGGAACATATTTGGGATGGTGTTATGATTGGGTAAATTCTACAGGAAATCCTAATTATTATATCCAACCGTCTTATGTTCATACTAAATATGCATTGATATTATCACCAAAATCTGGAGGTGAATCTTCAACAGCACTACAAGCACATACTTCGGGAACTGGAGCACCTACAGGAGCAAATAATCGACGTATTGGTTTATTAAATGTTAATTCTTGGGCTGCGGTAGCAGCAAATTCTGCAATACAACAATTTTGTAATAGTGCTAATGCTAGTAATTTAGGTGGCTATAATGATTGGTTTATACCAGCAGAGGGCGAAATGGCTACTTTTATGTATAACAGACATTTAATAGGCACTAGTGCTATTCCATCTGGTGAAGCATTAAGAAATGCAAATCATTGGTCTAGTTCAGTTAGCACATCATCCTCTATGTATTATGCTAATCCAACTACCGGTGCCTCCGCTACATCAGCGCCAAATAATACTAGCTATGTTAGATTAGTTCGTAGACAAACAATTACATAAAATGCCAGCAATTCATAGAAATACTGATGGTAGAACATGTGGTGCATCAACGATTGTAGTTGGTCAATCTAGTGTTTTTGCTAATGGATTATTGGTATCTGTTAATGGTGATCCGAATACTCATGGAGGAGGTAATCTGATAGCATCATGCAATAATGTGTATATTAATGGTAAATTAGTAGTAAATCATTCTCCAGATGGTTCGTATCCCGATGCATTATGTCCATGGCTGGGTGGTGCACATTGTTTTCCACAAACAACTGGAGGTTCACCTGATGTTTTTGTTGGAGATTAAAAAAAGTATATAAATACTAAATGGCAAATATTACAATAAACAGTAAGAGGATGTATAGTGATTTTGATTTAAATTTTGTAAGACATCCCATACGAAAAGATATAAATGTATTAAAGGATGAAAAGTCTGTAATTAATTCTATTAAGAATTTAGTTCTTATAAATTATTATGAAAGGCTTTTTAATCCTTCGATTGGATGTAATGTAAAGAAATTACTATTTGAGAATATTGATGATATTACAGGTATTCAGATTCAACAGGAAATTATAGATACAATAAATAATTTTGAACCAAGGGTTAATATCACAAATGTATTGGTATCTCCAGCGCCTGATGATAATGGATACAATATAACTATAAGTTTTTATGTAAAAAGTATATCAAATCCTATAACCATATCATTCTTTTTGGAAAGAGTGAGATAAAAAATTCAAATTGGAATAAAATAAATGGCTAATCAGCTTCGTATAACAGAACTAGATTTTGATGCGATTAAGCAAAATTTAAAGACTTTTTTGAAACAGCAAGACACATTTGCTGATTATGATTTTGAAGGTTCTAATCTCTCTATATTATTGGATATTTTAGCATATAATACACATTATAATGCATTTTATTTGAATATGGTTGCTAATGAATCATTTATGGATACTGCATTATTGCGTGATTCTGTGGTATCACATGCTAAAACATTAGGATATATTCCATATTCAGTTACATGTCCTGTTGCACAAATTAATTTTATTGCTAATACTAATAATAGTAATACAACAACTTTGACTATACCTGCTGGTTATACATTTAAATCTAATTTAATAGATAGTAAATCATATAATTTCGTTGTTTTGGAAGATGCAACTGTAACTAAATCTAACACAAGTTTTTTCTTTGATAATTTAAGTATTTATGGTGGTACATATCAAACATACAATTTTATATATGATTCAAGTACAAATTTAAAACAGATATTTGATTTACCTGATACAAACATTGATACTAGGACATTAAAAGTTAGAACTCCTACTAATGTTTATGAAAATGTAACTGAAGTATTGGATGTTGATGCAGAATCAAAGGTTTATTTTTTACAGGAAGGTAAATCTGGAATTTATCAAATATATTTCGGTAAAGATAATATAGGAAAGAGTTTAACTGATGGTGAACAAATAATAGTTTCATATATTATTTCTGATGGTCCAAATTCTAATAAGGCAAATAATTATATAGCTTTATCATCATTAACTGATTCATCTGGTTATACTACTAATGATTTTATTGTTAATCCGATTTATGATGCAATTGGTGGTTCAGATAGAGAATCAGTTGATAATATTAAATTATCATCTGTAACACAATTTTCTACACAAAATAGATTAGTTACAACAAAAGATTATGAATCTTATTTAATGAAAAATTATCCTAGTGTTGAATCTGTAACTGTATGGGGTGGTGAAGATGAATATATTCCTGCTTATGGAAAAGTGTATCTATCATTAAAACCTAAAGCAAATTATTATATTTCTCAAAAAGAAAAACAAAATATTATCAATAATATTTTAAAACCTAAAGTTATAGTAGGTACAAATATAGAAATTATTGATCCCCAATATCTTTATATTATTATTGATTGTAATATACAATATAATTCTAATAAAACTATATTATCTGCTGATTCATTAATTAATCAGATAAAAAATGCAATTGTTTTGTATAATAATACATATTTAAATCAATTTTCATCATCATTTGTTTCTTCCAAATTACAGGAAAATATTAATAAGGTAGATTTGAATTCTATAAAAGGATGTGAACTTAATGTAAAATTACAAAAACGATTTGAACCTGAATTAGGAATTTCTAAAAATTATATTATAGATTTTTCATCTCCATTGAAAAGAGGTACAGCAATACAAAAATTAATTTCTTCCGAATTTAATGTATATGATAAAGATGGTATAATAAGAAAAGTTACTATAGATGAAACTCCAGATTCTCATACTGGTATTTCAGAAATACAAATAGTTGAATCGGGAATAGGATATACAACAAATCCTAAAATTATAATTACAGGTGATGGCACTGGTGCAACAGCAGAACCTATTATAGTTAATGGTAAATTAGAAAAAAT